TATCGTATATGGCATTAATTTAATCAATCAAAACAAGATATATGTTACATCAAGAAGTAAGAATCTAATAAACGAATTGAGAAACTACATTTGGTTAACAGATAAAACAGGAGTTAAAATGAATAAACCAATAGACGCTTATAATCACGCAATAGATGCAATGCGTTACGCAGCAACATCACATTTAGAAAATCCAAACAAAGGAACTTACTTTATATACTAATGACATACGGAGAAATAATTGCAACAATACAGTGTTATATACATCACGTTAAAGATATACAAGTGGTTATTAATTTGCCAAGAAATATAGGTGAGATTAAAAAGATGCAAGAAATGTATAAAGTTGCAAGTGATTACCTTTCATCGTAGGATAACACTTAAAATTAGGGTTTATCTTTACATCAAAGGTAATGTTAAATAAAAGTTACAAAAAGCATTCTATTTGTAAAATGTATTTAATCTTATAAATGTTAAAGTTTTGTTAAAATTTGTAAATAGTTTTGTAATGTTAATAAGTGTTGTATATTTGTACTCAGATAACAACAACATAAAAACAAACATTATGAACTTTACTTTTAACGCATACAAAAACGGAACAAACAGAGAAACTTCAAAAGTAGAAACAAAAAACTTTACAATCTCAATCACTGGAGAAATCGGTAAAAATGATTACACAGTTTGGAGAGAAGAAAAAGGAGTTTCTATTAAATTAATGAATCCTAAAGGATGCAATTACACAAAAGAAAGAGCAATCTTAAAAGCTGAATCACTTTTAAAAATAGCAAAACAAGCGGTGTAATAACCGCTTTATTAATAATTAAAACAAACATTATGAAACAATACGAAGTTAAAGGTTGGTACAGATACGCTGACAACGAGAAAGATTATGAGTATGCTGAAATAATAGCAGAAAACGAACAAATGGTTATTACACTATTCAAAGATATGTTCAAACAAAACTTCTTTGCAATAGATATAAAAGAGATTAGTTAAGCTGTGTAAAGCGTTGGAACTTATAATCCATTAGAAACTAAAATTGGGATTGAGGTGTCCTTGGTCGGAAATTAGACTTACAGAAATGTAGGTCTTTTTTTTGTTTAATACAATTTACACATTATTTTATTATTATAAAAAACAAATCAAATGAAATTAGAAATAACAATACCGACTAAATTAAGTGAAATAAAACTTTCACAGTATCAGGCTTTTTTAAAGATAGCTAAAGACAATGAAGATACAGAATTTCTGCATCAAAAAATGGTACAGGTATTTTGTGGAATAGATTTAAAAGAAGTAGCACAGATTAAATATAAAGATGTAAATGATATAACTACATCAATAGGAAATATGTTTAACCAGAATCATTCTTTTATACCCACATTTAAAATGGGTGGTACTGAATTTGGTTTTATTCCTAATTTAGAAGATATGACATTTGGAGAGTATACCGATTTGGACACGTATATAACCGATTGGGATGAGATACATAAAGCAATGGCAGTATTGTATAGACCAATTAAAAAGAAGGGCTTAAATGGCACGTATGAGATTGAAGATTACAATGGAACTATAACCTATGCTGAAGTGATGAAGTTTGCACCATTAGATGTTTGTTTAGGTGCTACGGTTTTTTTTTATCGTTTAGGCAACGAATTATTGAAAGCTACGATAGCTTATTTGGAGAAGGACACGGAGGTACAGAATATTCTGCAACAGCAAACTTCGGACAAAAATGGGGATGGTATAGTTCAATCTATGCTCTTGCTCAAGGAGACATTAACAGATTTGACGCAGTTACAAGATTACCAATTAATCAATGTTTAACATATCTAACATTTGAAAAAGAAAAAAATAAAATAGAGGCTGATTTAATTAAAAGACAGAATAGATGACATCACATTATTACGAAATAACACAAGCAATTAAGAATCAATTAAAGGAAGATTTATTTGTAAACACAGTTACTATAGGAGACATATTTAAAGTTGATTTAAACAAGCTTACAATCTTTCCTTTAAGTCATATTATAATAAATTCAGCAACGTATTTAGGTTCAACTTGGAATTACAATGTATCTATATTATGTATGGATATAGTTGATGAAAGTAAATCATTAACAACAGATATATTTTTAGGTAATGACAACGAACAAGATGTTTTAAATACGCAATTAATGGTAGTTAATAGATTCTTGGAAGTATTAAGAATGGGTAAATTTGGAGATGATTATGAATTATTAGGTACACCATCTTGTGAATTTTTTACAGAAAGATTTGAAAATAAAATGGCAGGAGTAACTGTTACTTTTGATATGGTAATACAAAACCAAATGAGCAAATGTTAGAAGTTCAAAAGACTTTAATTAAATTCAGAGATTATGTTATCCAACAATCAAGAAGTAATTTAACCAAAAGTGGAAAGAATAGTTCTAAAGAACTTTATAATTCTATTAAAGGTGAAATTGTAAGTGATAATGGATTTAACATAGTTGGCTTTTCTATGGTTGATTATGGTATTTATCAGGATAAAGGAGTTTCTGGTAAGATTAAAAAATACAATACACCGTATAGTTATAAAAATAAAATGCCTCCTGCAAAAGCATTTGACAAATGGATAGTAAAAAAAGGAATAGCACCAAGAAATGCTAAAGGAGAATTTCAATCAAGAAAAGGTTTACAATACGCAATAGCAAGAAGTATATTTATGAATGGAATTAAACCATCTTTATTTTTTACAAAACCATTTGAAGCAGGATATAAAAAATATATAGATGTAGATTTATTAAAAGCATTTGGACAAGATGTTGAAACAATGGTAGATGTTAATTTAAAAGATATAAAATGAATATAGTAAAAATTTATAAAGAAGAAGATACAATTCCTACGTTTATAATAGAATCAGAAAAAGAAATTAATTCAAGTCAATATGTTAGCCTTTGGACTTGCAAAGAGGAAATATATGTAGATGAAACATTAGTTCAAACAATAAACCATACCAAATGAAAGTAGTAAAAGTAAGAAGCCCGTTTATAATCGAAATAAACGAAGCTGGGCAATCAGGAAGTAAAATTGAATTGTTTATATGGAATGGCGACACAGTACCTGCAACACCAACCTATACTTTATCTAAAAATATATCAAGCCCAACACAACTGAGCACGATTTATAATGTTTCAAATTATGTTAAGGAATATATAGACAATATAAAAGCTACTTATGTAAGCAGTGCAGGAGGGCAAGAGCAAAACAATGAATGGGTAAATTTTAGAGTAAAAAGATACAAAACTGTTACAGGTGTTGATACGCTTTTAAATACAATAGACTACATAGGTGTAAACGGATTCACAAGTTATACAAGTGGGAATCAAAACCCATCTGAATCAGTAATGGAAGTGTTGAGCAATACAAATATTTCTAATTACTATTATCAATTAACAACCTATCCAAACGCATTAATTCAATATGTTAATGTATTAGTAGACAAACCAACAGCAACTACAACAACCGTAGTAGCAAAATACGAAAGAATTGATGGCATTGTTTATTCGGTTTCTGTAAATTTTGGCGTAGGTTTAACGGGACAATACAATACAACGGTACCAATTAGTTTAGTTAAATCGAATAGTGCTTTTGTAAATGGATGCAAGGTTACAATTACATACACACCTGCAAGCGGAAGCCCAACTATTAAAACATTCTTTACCTATCCGATTGAAGAGTGCAAATATACACCAGTGTTATGCGACTTTGTAAATAGATACGGAGGCTGGCAAACCATTACATTCTTTAAAGCCCAAACAAATAGCATTTCAGTAAAAGGAACAGACTACAAATTGAGCCAACAAGCATTAAACTACAATACTTCTATTGGGCAATTCAAAACAATGAATACAAACGGTAAGCAAACCGTTAAATTGAATACAGGATTTGTTGATGAAAATTATTCTGAATTGATAACCGATTTATTATTATCTGAAACTGTTTTATTAGATGAAAAGCCAGTGACTGTAAAGACACAAGGAAGCGATTTAAAGACAAGTTTAAAAGATAGATTGATAAACTATGAAATGGATTTTGAATACGCTTATAACCTTATAAATGATGTAGTATAAATGTTAGCAGTAGCCATATACATAAAAGATGTTTATACGGAACAATACAACCGAGTTGATTTGTTTGATGACGAAAAAATATCGGTAGTTAGTTCTATACAAAATATAAATGATTTGAGTAAAACCTTTACTGATTTTAGCCAAACGTTTACAGTTCCTGCATCAAAGCAAAACAATAAAATATTTCGGCATTGGTACGACAACTCAAACGACGAGCCATTCAGTACATTAGTAAAAGCAGACGCTTATATTGAAATAGATACTATTACTTTTCGTAGAGGTAAAATTCAGTTAGAAAGTGCAAACGTAGAAGATGGACAAGCGAAAGACTATAGCATTACTTTTATTGGTTTGTTAGGTAACTTAAAAGATACGTTTGCGGGTAAAATGTTAAAAGATTTAACAAGCACTACTTATGATATTGCATACACACCAGATGCAGTATTATCAAGAGTGGTTGATGATGTTGCGAGTAGACCGATAATGTTTCCTTTGATTACTTCAAAAAGGAATTGGAATTACGGGTTTACACCAGATTCGGCAAATGATATAAATAATCCGTTTTGCTCAATAAGATTTAATGAATTATTTCCAGCTATTAGAGTAGTTAATGTATTTGATATGATTGAAACTGAATTTGGAATTGATTTTGAAGGAATATTTTTAGATGACCCGAAATTTCAAAATGCTTATTTATGGCTAAAAAATTCTGAAATTTTTAAAAGAAAAACAACAATAACAAAAGTTGATTTTACATCAGTAAGTGGAAGTGCAATAAATTTAGTAGGATATGATTTTGATTTAATAAATGATAAAATTACAAATACAACAGCAGATTCTTTTACTATTCAAGGATTTGATTTTTATAATGTTTTTTTTAGAAAAACACTATCTTTTAGATTAACTCCCTCTGTATCGGGAATATCATATTCTATAATTATAAATAAAAATGGAATACTGTATTATGACAGTGGTTTTAATATTTCCAATTCTGGTGTTAGTCAAAATATATTAGTTGAAAAGACTTTTAACAGATTTGCTACAAATGATTATTTTGAAATTTATGTAACAACTTTTGTTCCGTTTACATTTACAAGTGAGGCAGAAGCAAATTCAACATATGTTAAAAGTTCTACTGGAGAATCTATAACAAGAACAAGAACATCAGTATCAGCATCTCAAACTACACCATCATCTATGTTGCAAGTTAGGCAATATATGCCCGAAATGAAAATAGCAGATTTTTTTAGTGGAATATTAAAAATGTTCAATTTAACTTGCTTTTCAAATGATGGAATTAATTATACAGTTGAGACATTAGAAAACTATTACGGTGCTGGAATTGATGTAGACATAACAAAATATGTAATACAAGACAAAAAAACTTTAAACAGAGTAAAGACACATAAAAAAATAAACTTTGATTACGAAAAAAGTGAGTCAATTATTAATGTAGGTTTTGAATCAAATGCTGGGATTCCTTACGGTTCTTTGCATTATTCAAATAGTCCTCCAGCAGAAGGAGAAGAATATTCAATTAAACTACCATTTGAAGATTTAAACTTTCAAAACTTAAAAGATAAATTACAAGTTGGTTATGCTATTAAAACAGACCTTTCAAGTTACATACCAAAGCCAGTTATTTTATACGATTATAACCCAAGTGGAACAACAGATTTAATAGATACTACATTTTATACAACAGACCAAGTATCTGGAATTGACCCTGGAATTGCAAGAACACAATACAAAGCATTCGGACAAGAAACATTAATAGGAACAGAAACATACGGATTAAACTTCAATGAGCAACAAAGCACGCTAACAAATGAAATAGTAAACAACGGTTTATATCAAACCTACTATTCAAAGTACTTTGCTAATATATTCAATTATAAGGCACGATTAGTCAAAGTGAGTGCTATACTACCAACAAGTATATTAACTACGCTTAAATTGAATGATACGATACTAATAAGAGACACAAAGTATCTTATAAATACAATGACAACAGATTTAACAACAGGAGTTGCACAGTTTGAATTGCTAACAGACCAGAGAGAAGTAGAAGCAGAGCCACTAGCATTAAGGTTAACATTTGATAGTATTGCTAACGCTGATTTATTAGTAGGAGATTCTTCTGATGTCAATGATTGGAATACATTTTTTGATCTTCCATCATATGGTAATCCATTTACAAGTGTGACAGTTGTTGGAAATGAGGTGCAACTATTTGGTGGTAGTAATATCACATTAAAAGACTATCTATTTGATTATGATGGAAATACACATTTGGTAGAAATAAATGATGATGCATATAGTGTTGTTGCAATTGGTACTTGGTGTTTTGGAGGATGGGATTTTGCTGCTTGTGACAATCTTACATCACTTGTTCTACCTGCTCTATTAACTATCCAAGAATCAGGAATACAAGAGACTGATGCACTTATTAATGTTTATGCTCCATTATTACAAACAATAGGACAACAAGTTTTTTATAATTGTGCTTCTCTAATAAACGTTAATTTCCCTTCATTACTATATATAGGAGATTTTTGTTTTTATAATTGTACATCACTTACAACAATATCTATTCCATCCTGCACTGCACTTGGATCAACAACTGGAAATGATGGTGTATTTAATAATATTACAGGACGAACAATCACTTTAACAGTACCTTCTGCTTTAATGACTTGTAATAGTGGTAATCCAGATGGAGACATTCAATACTTACAGGCTAATAATACAGTAACAATAATAACAACATAAGACTAAAACAATGATAAAAGAAATAATAGATTGCTTAAAATTAGATTTGAAGAGCAACAGTGAAATAAATGTAATATTATGATAAAGCACATTTTAGATTTATTAGCATTAGATGAATTTTACGGACAAAGTGAACTAATTGAAATAGCTAAAGGAAAGTACCAAAGACCAACAACATTTAAACAAGGATTTAACCAAATCAAAAGAGAAATAAAATGGCTGAAAAGAAAACAATAGAGTTAGAAATAAAATCAAATTTAGGCGATGCTGAAAAATCTCTTGGTAGTTTAAAATCTCAATTAAGACAAGCACAAGCAGAAGTAGGTGCATTATCAGATAAATTTGGAGCAACATCTAAAGAAGCAATTGCTGCGGCAAAAAACGCTGCTATATTAGCTGATAAAATAGGAGATGCTAAATCCTTAACTGATGCTTTTAATCCTGATGCTAAATTTAGAGCATTAAGTGGAGCATTAACAGGAGTTGCAGGTGGATTTTCAGTTGTTACAGGTGCTTTAGGCGCAGTTGGTGCTGAAAGTAAAGATGTAGAACAGGCTATTTTAAAAGTCCAATCTGCTATGGCTATTGCAAGTGGTGCTCAAGCAATAGGAGAAAGTGTTGACCAATTTAGACAATTAGGTGCAGTTGTTAGGCAATATACAATAGTTCAAAAAGTAGTTACTGCAGGGCAATGGTTATGGAATGCTGCTATGGCTGCAAATCCAATTGGTTTGCTTGTAGCTGGTGTTGCTGCTTTAGTTGCAGGAGGAGTTGCATTAACAAATTATTTTATGTCAAATGCAGAAGCAGCAAAAATAAACACTGCTTCTATAAATGCAAATAAAACTGCGTTAAACAATCAATCTAAAACTGCTGATAGCGCTTCTAAATCATTACAAACAAATTCTGATTATCAATTAGCAATGGCTAAAGCATCGGGTGCTTCTACTGATGCAATTCGTAAATTAGAATTAAAATTAATTGATGAAAAAATAGCTTTTGCAAATTCAAGTAGAGAAATAGCTAAAAATACATATCATAAAAATTTAAATGCTTTAGCAAGTTTAAAAGCAGCTGATGCTGATGAAGAACAAATAAAATCACAAGAAGAAATAACAAGAAAATCATTAGAAGAATTTGGAAAACAAACCAAAAATTTAAATGATGCAAATGCTGAAAAGGGCAATATAATTAGAAAGCAAAATGTTGAAATAAGACAAGAGCAAACTAATCATAATAATGAAATAAGAAATAAAAATAAAGAAGCATCAACAAAAGCAAATGAAGATGCAATAGCTGCTAAAAAAGAATATATAGATAAAGCAAATGCTTTTGATGAAGAAAATAATTTAAAAGCAGTTGATACTGATAAAATAAAAAAAGACAATGCTAATGCATCAATGATTTCTGATTTAGAAACTAAAGTTGCTATTGGTCAAAATTATGTTGCTGAACAACGTAATATGTCAGCACAAGAAATATCAGATGCTCAAGCAGTAGCGGATGCTAAAAAATCTATTCAAGAAAGTACATTTAATAATATTAGTTCAGGAATTGGTTTATTAAAAGGTTTATTTGAAAAGAATAAAGGATTACAAAAAGCATTATTAATAGCTGAAAGTGCTGCTGGTATTGCTAAAATTATAATTAATACAAGAGCTGCTAATGCTGCTGCTAAATTAAAATATGCATTACTTCCGGGAGGTGTTGCTTTAGCTGCTGCCGAAGCTACTATGAATAATGTAAGTGCTGGAATTGGAATAGCAACTACAATAGCTGCAACTGCAAAAGGACTCTCTGCTTTTGGTGGCGGTTCTGCTCCAAGTTCAGGAGGTGTAGGTGGTGAAGGCGGAGGTGCTGCTCCTGCTGCTCCTTCATTTAACGTAGTAGGTGCAAGTGCTACAAATCAAATTGCTCAAACAATAGCACAACAACAACAACAACCTATAAAAACTTATGTGGTGGCTGGAGATATAAGTACTGCTCAAAGTTTAGAACGCAATATAATTTCAAGTGCTTCAATAGGATAAACAAAATAAATATAAATTAATTATAATATAAAAAAAGAATATGCGAATAGTTGAACTTATAATAGACGAATCTGAAAAATTAAATGGAATAGAAGCAGTATCTATTGTAGAATTTCCTGCAATAGAATCTAATTTTGTTGCATTAAGTGAACATTTAGAACTTGCTAAAGTTGACGATGAGAAAAAGATTTTAATGGGTGCTGCATTAATACCAAATAAAAACATTTACAGAAAGAATGGTAATGATGAATATTATATTTTCTTTTCAGAAGATACAGTAAGAAAAGCAAGTGAATTATTCTTAATGAATAGCAATCAAAACAATGCAACATTAGAACACGAAAAGAAACTAAAAGACTTGTCAGTAGTTGAATCTTGGATAGTTGAAGATACTGAAATGGATAAATCTAAAAAGTACGGTTTAAATGCTCCTGTAGGAACTTGGATGGTATCAATGAAAGTTAATAATGATGCTATATGGAATGACTTTGTAAAAACAGGTAAAGTAAAAGGCTTTTCAATTGAAGGATATTTTTCTGACAAATTAGAAATGAGTTTACAAATAGCAAAAGAACAAGAATTAATAAATAAAATAAAATCAATAATAACTAATGCTGAAATTAATAAATAAAATTATGGGAAATAAAACAAGTTCGCCAAAAGGTGGAAACAGAGGTTGCTTATGTAAAGATGGTAAATACTCTCAAAAGTGTTGTAATGGAGAATTACAAGAACAAGGAATAGGTTCTACTTTTAATCAACAAACAAGTACAGTTACAAACACAAATACTGCAAGAGTTATAACAAGTGTAAGTTCGTAATTTATAACAAAAATAAATAATAATAATTAATATAAAAAATAATAATATGACAACTGAAAAATTAGTAAACAAAGCATTGTTTGGAAAAGTAGAATTAGCAAATCAAAAAGTAGAATTAGCTTTTGATTTTTCTAATTACATTAAACAAACAGATACTGCTTTAAAAGCTACAGGAGTAGCAACTGATAAATTAAATAAAGCGGCTGCATTATATGCTGAAGCTAAAAAATCTTTAACACAGTTTCAAGGTGTTCCTGATGCTTATCAAAAAAACATTGATGCGTATTATAAAAATTACGATAAAACTGCTAAAGAATTAGGTATAGATACTAAAACAACTCAATTCTATAAAGAGTATGTAGATGTAGCAAGTAAAATTGGTCAAATAAAAGACAATGTAGACCAAATGAAATCAGCAGTAGCATCTGTTAAATAATTAATAAGTAAATAAGTAAATATGAATGTAATTAATGAAATCAAAACTCTTTTGGGTATGGAAGTAAAACTTGCTCAAATGAAACTTAAAGATGGAGTTACTGTTATAGAAGCAGATGCTTTTGAAATGGAT